TTTTTATTTTGTCGCGCCGGCAGGATTCGAACCTGCGACTTCACCTCCAAAGGGTGACGTGTTGCCCCTACACCACGGCGCACTGGATTCATTTGTCCCGGTGGTCCTCGCCGCTCATGTCGTCGCAGCTTCGGAGCCTGTGCCGGTTTGTTGCGCTTCGGCTATTCGCCGTCGCGGGGCTGTCTCTTCGAGTCTTGCCCACGACCCGCCGATTTGGGTATTATCGGCCTACCCGATACTCTTTCTGCCCTTGCGGGCTGGGGTGATTTTGCCAGAGCACCAAACCCCTCACCTCTGCGGGTGGCTATCGTTGTGGTGTAGGCAGGATTCGAACCTGCAACGAGCCGTTAGTCGCGAGTCGGCTCTCGTACCGATGACGTCTATCCTTCGTGCGTCTACCATTCCGCCACTACACCATTTGCCGGTCTTTCCCGGCCGTCATCCTGCTGCGAGCCTCACGGAGGACAGTGAGGAATACAATAATAAATATGAAAAGATACAGCACATTAAAGGCGCGCAAACCTTTGCCAAGCCCCGAAGCCGCAAAACACCCTTCTCTCAAAAACACCAATCATGAACACCACCGGCTTCGGACGCTCTCATTTCAATCCTGCCCCGTCGATCTTCTCGGCTTTCAGGAGCGCTTCGACTTCGAGCCGGCTGAACAGTATCGCAGAGTTTTTAGCCGCTCCGGCCTTTATTCCCTGGATATTCTTCCGCTTGATATGATAGTCGGGCCAGTCGTTGGGATAGCTCTCGTACAATTTCCGACGTGTCATCATGTCCGACTTCGGAGCATTACGACGGCACACGGCCAAAGCCACGAGATCGGCCGATTCGATCAGCGCATTCTGTATATCTCGGATGTTCATCATTCACAAAATTTTGCATTATGACAAAGATTCAAATTCGCGTCAGAATACGTATTCGCGCAACTGTAAGAACTTCGGTTCGAACGGTATACCGATAGCTTCTGACCGTGATATGGCGGGCAATTTCCGCCCTCTCTAAATTTCTCCTGTCATCCGTTGTTATTCACGCACCCACCTGATTTTGGTGTTCTCGAATCCCCCGCGTTCACGAGCCATCCGGCGGATGCGATCCGGCTGTTCGCCATAGGTAGGATATGTGAGATTCAATGCGTTATTCACAGTGTCAACCGTACACCCCAGCTCTGCGGCGATCTCCTTCTTTATCGCTGGCGCAACATCGATGAATCGGATCTTCTTTTTGGTCAGTTTGTTTGTAATCTCTTGATTCTTCATTATATTTGCATCTAATATTATTCGTTCGGTTATCGAAACGGTTACCGTTCCATGAACTTGACAATGCAAATATACAAGAAAATTCTATTAATAAAAATATATTTTGATAGAATTTTCTTATACAGTATAATATGTGTATAAATGGAAGAGAAGGATATAACTCTTGCGGATATGATTCTGGCCAGTTTAATGTCAGAAAGCGAACACATTATGCTCTATGTCATACACGAGAAAGCGACAGACTAAGCCCAAGCCCAACGTGTAATATTGTCTCTCTGTTCTTATGGTGCGGCACATGAGACCGACATACACTTAGAAAAGACTGACAAAACAGCCAACCTTATAGCACTTGGAGGAGCGCGGTATATCTACGAACAAGAGTTGTTCGAATCTTTTCGATTGGAGCGGAATCGGGAAATAATTCCGGCAACGAGTTATCGGAACACGGCCCATCCTATTTTCGTGCCGACATATTGTTTTTCCCGGATCGGATCATACCCTACTATGACCTCACCGCTCCATCGGCCTCTCGTATAGCGTCCGTAGATGCCCGCCCACTGGTTGTATGGATCGATTCCGAGGGCGAGTCCCGTTTCCCAGCGCGGCGGCCGCACCTCGGTATGCAGTTTTGTAACCGTAATCTCACGGACAACGGGCTTTACTACGGCCGAAGCCCGCAACAGCCGGTTTTCTCCTACGGTCGCATCGACAAGGAATGTTCCGGTCGAATCGGCGGAGAAATCCAGCCGGTAATCCCGTTCGAGCAGATAGTCGGCGATAATTGCGGCTGTATCTACACTCATGTATTTCCATACCGTATCGGCCGGTTCGCGCACCGCGACCGGATAAGGTTCCCGAATGGTGTCGTACACGGGAACCGGCCACGGCACCCATCGGGTAACGGTGCTGTCGCGCATTTCGACGGAAGCCGCCCCGCGGCGGTAGCCCCAGCCGAAAAACAATCCGGCGAGCAACACAATACAGATTATCTTGCGGATCAATTTCATAAACAAAAAGCGGTAATTCCGAATCATTGGAATTACCGCTTCATGACTATATAGTGTTCGATGATCTATTCTAACCCATATCGTTTCATCGTTCTTCGGTCGATTGCAGGCGATTCTTTCAATAGAGAGTACACCTGTGTAAGATCAGCTTCATCCAAATATCCGATGTATTCTGCATTTTCCGCAATGCGGATTTCTTCTATATCTCGGATTGAATAACAGTCCACGTATCTATATTGGCCTTTCAGAAATTCGTATTTTTCAGGATAGATACAATGTTGAAAAGGAGCTATCACGTGGGCGAAATTGATATTCACATTTGTGTTTATCAGAGATACCCCGACATAATTACCTTCGGCATCGACGCCGACGATGACAAAATATTTCGTCCGGCCGATCGCATGTTCTCCCTTCGGCGTTACTCGATCTTTTGGGTAAAATTCCATTCGAAAGATACTTCCGACCTTGATTTGTGCTTTTTTCAGCACTTCGATTTCACCCAGCAACATCAGTCTAGCGCCTTGTCGATTTCCAATGAATCAGCCAGATATGCCAACACCTCTTCGCTTGCGCCACTTTCCCTGGCTATGCTCAGATCATCCATTTTATGGCTGGTCGGATTATGAAAAGCCCTTGTCCACTCCGCACCGTGCGTTTTGGCCATCAACTTATCGAATCTCATTCGGGATACTTCCCCTATGGCTTCGTCAAGACATTCGATATTTGATTTCGAGAGACATTCCATGTCCGGCTGCTCATTGGCCGTGAAGCTCTCGTCCTGATAGTCTATCGCCGCTGCAATACGAGACAATACCCTGTCGTCGCAAAATCGATAAGGCTGACTTTCACCTCTGGCAACACGCAAGATATTGTACATGAGAGACGGGACCGGCCCGAAAGGCAATGCGGAAATCCGGTCGTTGAATAAGGGAAGCGCGTATTTTACGAAATGGTTTTTCTGTGCATAGAAAGCCGTCTTGACGATATGGTATACATCCCTCGTTCCATCCGGCATTTTGTTCAGTATGTACAGCAACACCGCTTTCATACGCTGTATATCCGGTTCTCGCATAACAGTAAAGGTGTTTGGTTTGCTCGGTTGCAAAGATAATGCATTTTTCATAAATGTTGAATTTCATCCTTCGTTTTCTCGCCTCGGCATAGTCCGAACAAGTTCGGCTCTGCGCGCGGCTTAGCGAAAACGCTCAATTTTCGAACGAACTGGCAATTCCAATATTTCAAAGAGCGTATTCTAATTCGGGGCGGTTGTCAAATAATTCTTGACAACTGCCCTCATTCCTCACAGATGCAACACCTGCCTTCGGTTCTTCCCGTCGGCACGGTATGAAATATGGATCCAGTGGCCCCGATTCTCGTCGATGAGCTGGTCGAAGGGGATCGCGCTGGCTGCGATGCGTTCGAACAGCCGCAGATTATCCGCGACGCTGCCGGTGGTGATGTCGGCCGCTTCGCCCTTCATGTGCTGGCTTGCCGCAGCTCCGCCGACGGCTGCGTTGAGCGCCGGCGATCGGTAGCCGCTGTTCACGCCGATCGGCTTGCCCCAAAGTTCGCGCACGGGATCGAGGCATTCGTCCATCAGCGCATTGAGCCGGCGAATGACGTCGTGCGACGGCGCGTTGTCGATGCTGCGCGCTGCGGCCGTATCGGAACGCAGCAATTCGGAAAGGGTGAAATACGTTGCCATACCTATCCTTTCATTCGGTCATACCACATCTTTGCCCGCCAGCCTGCGGCGGCTCCTGCGGCCGCCCCGAATCCTGCGCAGAGCGTCGCCGTGGTGCGGATGCCGCTCGGCAGGAGGTTGAACAGAACGACCAGCGCAATGACGGCGGCCGACACGCAGAGCGCGATTTCGACTTGCTTTTTCATGGCTTTTACAGTATTAAGGTTGAAGCGATTTATACGTTATCGATACTCGGGCAGCAGGTATTGGATGTTCATGGCCGCCGTGTGTATGATCTCCCGCGCATTCTCCTCCGATACGGACAGCGGGCGGGTGAACTCGCAGAAGATGCTGCCTATCCAGTCGTGGCGGTTGTCGTTGAGCCGTTTGATGATGGCCGCCCGACATCCGTAACTCGAAAGGATGGACTTCGCATATTTGTCGTTCACCTGCTCGTCGATGTCCGTGATGTAGAGGAAGAGGTTCTTCACCAGATCGCTGCTGAACTTCGGCACCTCCGAAATCGGAAGGCCCTGCATGTGCGGTTTCATCGGTTCCACCCCTTTGCGCTTGACCTCGTAATAGACGGACAGCAGGCTCTCGTTGCCGAGCGGATGCGGCTGTACGATATAGACCCGATCGGCATCCAGCTCGTGCAGGACGCTCCACAACTCACCGTACACGATAGACGAATTGTCGGCCCGACGGATGCTTTTCGTCTCTTCGTCCTTTTTGAACTTCTCGATTTTCAGGTCGGTCAGCTTGTTTTTGCTGTACTGGTTATAGGCGAACCACGCAGCGATAATAGTCCCGAGGGCACTGATGATTGCGGGGAGATATTCCATAGCGATTTCAAAGGTTAGGCGTCGTGTACATGCAGTGATTCCACCTCTTCGCGCTGCGCCATCCGCTCGGCTTCGAGCTCGGCGAGGGTCATCTCGTTTCGGTTGTACTCGGCGTTCGCCTCCTGGTATCGTGCGAAGTCTCGGGGATAGGTCTCTCGGAACGATGCGCCCGTCTTACTACATTTGGCAGCCCGCTCGTCCGAGGAGGCCATGATCGCACGCAGCGCCAGCTGCCGCGATTGCAAAGCGTCGATTCTCTTTTGCAGTTCTTCCATGTTCATAATGATTTTCGTTTTACAAGGCGGAAACGGGCCGCACATGCTGCGTTATACATTTGACGTAGGAAAACAAAACGCCTTCGGAACGATAGCTGATGAATACAGAGCCGAAATTATTTTCGCAGCTCGTCCAGTAAGAAGAGGCGTTTGCCAATAAAGTCGCCTTACCGAGGCGCGACAGCGTGCGGTTCACGGGGTCGCGTTCCACATCGTCGGCCGTCAGTACGCGATCGCGCATGAGCAAGTAGACCTCTTCCGCTGATGGCAACCACCATGCACCCGCTTCGAGCCCTGTCGTCGCACCTTCGACCGCGACGCCGTATTCGAGTGCGGCCGCTGCGGCCGGATAACAGGGTTTGCTCTGACCGTAAATATCGGTGAAACGCAGGCGGCCGATCTTCGCTGTGTTCGTCCTGCCGTCACGCAGCATCGCCCCGTAAGCGCTCGGATACTGAGCCATGTGCTCGCCGAAGAGATACGACGCATAATCCGGATATGTTGCGCGCAGCTCGGCGCAGAATTGGGAACCTTCGAACGACGCCTGATTGACGATCGTCGCCGAACCGAGCGGCACGTTCGAAGTCGGGACGGTACCGTTTGCTGAGTAATATTGCAGGAACATTTCGGAATTCATTCCCGCCCGCGTACCACTCACGCCGTTCTTGCGTCGAACGTATTCGACCGTCTGACCCTCGTCGAGCAGCAGTCCCGTAAGGGCTACTTGATAGTTCGTGTCGTCAGTCCGTGTCGTGAGTGTCGCCCCGCTCACCGCTTCGACCGTCGTCCATGATTTCGCATAGCCGTTCGACGTGAGAACGACGCGCCCTGTCGCCTCGTCCGCCGCAGCCGACCAGCCGCCGCGATCGATAATGGACAGATTCATCTCGCCCGTTCTGAATGCCGTATTGGCAGCTGCTGCGAGGTCGGAAAGCGTGGCGCCGGCGGTATAGGTGATCGTCTTTTCGTATGTGTCGGCGAATTTCAATACGATCGTCCCGCCGGCCGAGAGATCGAAGCCCGACAGGGCGACCTCGTAAGAAGCAGCCCAGAGGAATATAGTCGGATTGTCGAGCGAGACGATCAGCACCTTGTCGCCCTGCCGCGCATAGACGACGGCCAGCGGGGTGAGGCTTTCGGGGAGCTGTGCGGCCGAGAGGGTCTCACCCTTGACGAACCGGATCGCACCGGCCGTCTTGTCGTAGACCGCGCAGTCGCCCGCGGCGGCCGCATCCTTGCCCACGACGACGTTCACACCGTCGTAGATGAGTTCGTTGCCGCTGGCGATGAGCGAGACGGCCGAAAGGGTCGACAAACGATTCGTGTCGGAGGCATACGCCGCACGATCCGCATATTTATTTACTTGTGACATGGTATCGAGGTTTTAGAGGTTTTTCCAATCCGACACGGCCGCGTTGCCCGTGGATTTGTAGACGGCGCCCGAGGCGGTGTCGATGTAGAGCTGGCCTGCACGGTCGGGTGCTTTCGTCGGGGCGCCGCTGCCTGTCAGGATCAGGTTGTTCGAACCCCACACGCCCAGCTCCCTGACCTGCAATGCGGGGATCACGGCGTCGCCCGACAGCACAGCCGTGAGCGTCCGTTCGAGGGCCGTGACGCGGGCTTCGAGGCTGCAATCCGACGCGGCGAGGACGGCGAATGCATCGGGAATATCCGATACGGACACAGAGGTACGCATCGCCGAAAAGGTGCCTCCTGACTCTGTAATGGTCAATGCAATGTATTTCCCCGAAGATATATATTCGATTTTGAGTGTTATTTTCGGTGGCAGACCAACACCCCTTTTTACATCTACTATCACAGGAATAGATGCATTCCTGTTCGCCGCAGCGGGATCGGTCGACACAACGACGATACAGGTTCGCCTGAGCAACTTCGAGCGTAACTTTCTGAATGCATCTACACCCCCGACGGCCGCACTGATCTCTTCGCTCGTACTGTCGCTATCGATGCCGAGATAACCGGAGGGAAGGGCCGTGTTGTTGAGCAGATCGGCCCACTCCATCGATGATGCCGTATACGGCAGTCTCGATAAGGTAAATGTTTCCGATGTCAACGTAAGACTGGACGGAAGCACGTATGTCTGCGATGCATAATATCCGACGACGGCCTTCGTATCGGCATGCACTCCATATCCTGACGGTACGAGGTATTGTCCTCCGTTATCGGGAATCCTGACAACAGGTACCGTGTGAATCGGATCCGCAACGATCCGATCGTATGCTGCCGCGATTTCAGAGGCAGACATATCGGGCAGATAGCTGTCGTCTATGGGGCCAGCTTTGGTCAACAACACCACAGGGGTTGTGTTCCCCAGAAACTCGGCGATCTGGTCGAGCGTGGCGAAGGTGGACATGCTATCCCCGTCCTGAATCTCCAACGCAACCGCACCGTTCAGGGTCTGAGCTTGCTGTAAGTCTTTGATCTTATAATTTGCCATAGTGTCATTCGGTTTTGGGTAGATCGCCCAGACGCAGGAAATCGTGTACGTTGGACGGATGTTGTCTGAGATGATGCCGAGCCGCTGCGGCCGTCAGATTCAAGTGTGTGTAGAGTTTTCCGCGATAGCGATCACGATGCCGGATTTGAGCATGTAACCGCCGTTTGCGCCTTTCTGCTCCTTCCGCAAATAGGAGGCGATCATCGCGGCCGCATCACGGAACCGGTTGGGACACCGGCCGCTGAAATCGGAAAGCATCGGACGCCCGAACACTTCCCGATAATCCGATTCGATCCGCTTCTTCTCTTCCATGCACAGAGAGGTGCCCGATGCGCACCTCTCCATGTGCCAGTCCAACGGTTGCATACCCCCTACTCGGCCGGAGTACACAATGCTTCCAGCGCGGCGCGAGAAGCGTCGATACCGCCGGCGTCGAAGAAGATCTGCGGCGTCGGTGCGTTCTGCTCGATCAGGTCGCCGCCCCAACCTCCGTTGTAGCCGTCGCCGTACTTGTCGAGCGTCGCGTTCTGCATCGATGCGCCCTGTTCGTAGCCGATCACACAGAACGCCTGGCTGCCGTCCGCACCCTTCGCCTTGTTCTCGTAGACAGCGACCCAGTCCTCGTTCTTGAACGCCTCGATGTTCTGCGAGTTCGCGGGGCTGTCGGCCAGCATACGCAGCGGCAGCGTCTTGTTGATGGCGATGCCGATTTCGGCGTTCTGATCCTCGTAGATCAGCCCGTTGTAGGGCGTTTTGGAGGGAATCGAGAACCGATAGGCCCTCTTGCCGGATTTGAGTGCGATCTTGGTGATCTTCGGTTTGGTGTAGGTCGTCGCCGATTCGTCCAGATCGGACTTCTTGATAAGATAGGCAATCTTCTCGACGCCCACCCCATAGACCGTGTTGCAATCTTGCAGGATATCGCCTGCCAGATCATTGATACATTCTGCCATTGTTTTAATTTATTATAAAAGAGTTAATTCGTGTTTGAAGCAAATATAGGATACGCAGGAAGGGTTCCTCCGAACTTTTCGCTGTTTTTTACCTTTTGCGTCCGGTGTAGCGCGCCGTCTCATCCTGCACCTTGACCCGCCGCTGACCGTTGTTTATATCCCTGACCGTCACGACAGGGTTCGGAAGCCGGCGCATCACGCGCTCGAACATCTGTTCCATCTGACGCATCCCCGAACTCTTCTCCGGAAGATGCCGCGTCGGAATGGCGTTGCCGCCGCTCGACACGTTCATCATCGAGAGCACCGGCCCCCAATCCACGACTGCACGGGCCGTCATCACGGCCTCGCCGTTGGACAGCCGCGCAGCGATGCTGTCGCTCGTACCCGTGCCGGGGCCGGTCACAAGACCGCCGCGGGCATAGTGGTATTTCGCGCCCTCCTCGGCCGCAGTACTATTCAACGACTTTATTTGAGATATAATGGTTGTAATTGTCGATATGGCGGCGACAGCACCCGCAATACCGTCCCAAACAGTTGCACTGGATGAAAAAGCCTTGCTTAACGCTGCACCCATTGACGCGATAGCCTGTGCGATACCTAACATTGCAACAACCGGCGCGCTCGCCCCAGCTTCTTCTGCCAAGCCACCCAGCGCACCCGCGAGATCGCTGGCGGCTTGGAAACTCATTTGCATGCTCTGCGCCTCTTTTTGGGCGCCTTTATTCATTTCGTCATGCAGGCGAATGAGCATTTCAAGCCGGCGGTTGTCTATTTCGATAGCCGAATCCCCCATTGCTCGGTACGCTGCGGCATACGAATCGAATTCGGCCAACTGTTCCCGAAGAATGGCAACGGTTTCATTCTGCGCGGCCTCATCTCCGCCTGTGGCCTGCGCATTCAGAATCCGATTCCGGTATTCGGACTGTTTCTGATTATATTGGGATATGAACTCGGCCGATACCTCCTTGTCCATCTGCGACAGGATTTTTTCGAAATCACCCATCACGTCAATACCCGTCTTACGAATGATTTCCCGTTGCTCGTCAACCCATTTTTGAAGTTCCTGTTTGCTGCGGGCATAATACCCCTCCATCATTCGTTCTGCTTTTTTTACGCCGGATTCATCAGCATACGGGTCGTAGTTCGCCGATTTTGAACTTTTCTCAGATTCTTTTATTCCCGCTCTGTCGAGGATTGATTTTGCATTGGTTTCATTCAGACGTTCTTGCAATTCCCGCAGAGCGGAATTTTCCTGAGCATTTAGCCGTTTTAACCCCGCTTCCATTTCTGCAAGGTTGTCGTTTGTCTCAACTGAATTCTTAGTCGGTTCGGCACTTAATTTCGCGATCTCGAAATCCAACTGGGCGATGTCCTTTTTGATTCTGAACATTTCCCGCGTCTTGTCTATTGCTTCCTGTGCATATTTTGCACGTTCCGCATCCGAGTTTTTCAATTTATCGTTCGATTTCAGTCGCGCATCCGCTATTTCCGCTTCGAGTTCTGCAATCCTTACGACGCCTTCCCTGTATTTGGTGTTTCGTTCTTCCTGTTTAGCGGCTAACTCGTCGAATGTTTTTTGTAATTCATTAGCTTCAACACCTTGCCTCAAGAAGCTAATAAAACCACCTATAAACCCCGAGCGCATTACATCTTTCGCAAGGATTTTTAACTGCGTCCAAAACGTTTTGAATTTCGATGTCGTCTCTACCATCGCTTCACCCATTCTATCGACCGAATTAGTGTAGGCTGCATTCCACGCATCTGCGGCCGACATTGCTCGCTGATTTTTGTAGAATAGTTCCTCGTTCTCCTGAATACGGGCATTTACTTCCCGAATGGAAAACGATAGCGCCTGATAGCTGGCGTAGATAGCAGCAATAGCAGCTCCGATAGGCGTAGCAATGAATGCCGCCATCTGTTTAACAAGAGACCCAATGGCACCTGCTGCACCCTTAATGACATTCGTAACGCCTCCCGCATTTTGAGCCGTTTGCGCAAGTTGCAGCAAGAAATTGTTCCCAACAGGAAGCGTGTTCTGAATGGCATTCTCATAATTGCCGACATTCGAACGATAATCGCCGATTGCGGCCTCCGCCTCTTTAACGGCGTCGCGCTGCGCTTTGATATGATCTGCTAACGCTTTCCCGCTGGCGCTTTCGCGTTCGGCGGCCGATAACCTTCCATACTGCGCAATAAGGCCGTTCAGATTCGCGCGTAGTTGATTCAAAGACCCGTCAAGCTCTTTTTCGACCTTAATGTTATTTTGAATCTCTTTTTCATACTGTCTTTGTTCATCCGTCAAGGCTTTTGTGGTAGACTTCAATTCTAATTGTGCCTTTTTATAATCGGACAGCGAAATTTGGCCGGTCTCGTACTCTTTTTTGAGGTCGGCCAAAATCTTCTTATTGTCTTCAATAGCTTCGTTGGCTTTTACCCAACCCTGAACGAGTTCCTTATAATTGAAGCGAATATTAATAATCTTATCGATCGAATCTTGTGTAGCCATAATTTTACAGTTTAATCAATTTACACTCGCATATACCGTCCTCACCGGTCGTGACGGAGTAGATGGCGAAATAGCATCCGTAGACATCGAGGTAAACCCGCCGCGTATAGTCGAGATTGCAGATGTCGGCCACGGTCAGTTTGACGTAGACCGTAATCATGCGGAACTTTTTCAGTATCCGCTGGTAGTCTGCATACCGTTTCGCCACGATACCCTCCGACCCGCCGAAATACATCGTGCGGGGGAAGTATCCGTATTCGAAATGCGCCAAACCGTCGGATGTCGTTATATTCAAGGCGAGAATCCGAGGTGAAGGCTCGTTATAGGTTACATCGGTGGTATTTCCGTCTTTATCCTTTTTGACATCGTAGCATGGAACTACGGCAAATGTCGTCTTGTCGTGGATGCTGTCGGTATTGTTGATGAAACGATTGGCCGAAGCCGAGAAATTCAATGATACCAATTCGTTCTCCAGCTCGATGTTCTCGTTGTCGATGGAGATGATGCCCTGCGTGTTCAATATCTCGGCGTCCTCGTCGTTGTCGTAGTCGAGCGTGTTGGTCTGGGCATAATCCCCCATCGTGAACTCCGTCCCCTCCGGCCGCCAGATTTCGCCCCGATCGTTCAGAATCACTTTGCGGCTCCAATCCTGAATCGTTGTGTCGAGATGACTGTCGACGATTCGTCTGTCGGTCTGCGTGTTCGGCGTCCGGTTGTCTCTCGAGCCGACGATGCGGTAATCGTAGTCGATCGTCTCCGTCGAATTATAGAACCGATCGGGCGACATCATGCGGATCGTATTGCTATCCGAACTGTCCGGATAGGCGAAAAGTCCGGCCATTGTCATCAATGCCGACAGGAACTCCGCGTGCGTCATATCCGGCAGGTTCTCGGCAATCGGAAACGGAGAGGGAAACGATATATCGTCGAAATGGGGCGTAATGATGAACCGGGCCGAAACGAGAGTTTGATCGCCACCGTTCGTAACGAAATTTTCCAAACTCCACCAGATCACATTGTATTCCTCGACGTCGACTTCTTCCTTGTTGAATATATCCGACAAGGCGAAAACAACTCTGTTACCTATTCCGCTTCCCGAATCATAAACTGACAGCAACACCTGCTCTGTGCCATCTGTTTTGCGGCCGGCAAGACGCAATTCGACCGGTTTCGTCGCATCCTGTCGATGTCCGTTAAAAACAATAGGCTTCCCGTCATAACTAAGTATCGACACGTCTACTACTTTTGTATTGGCAATATAGAACTCTTTATATTCTTTCACCTCCGAAGGCAAGCCCTTATTTATTACATCTTCGACAACAATCCCTCTCTTATCCCATACCGTATTATCCTTTTGATAAAACAGCGGATAATATCCATTATCGCTATTCGTAAAATAGGCGGAACTTGCCTCGAACCGATCCGAGTACCAGCTATCCGGCCCTGATTTTTTCGACACGAGCGGAATTAACAAATCATGACCGTCTATTCGACTTAGTGCAGTTTTGCCTTCTATTATAATTCCGTGGTACCGTTCTATTGCGTTTAATACGGCTTCCACGTAGATAGACGGATGCGTATATTTCCAGTATTGGCGGCTTTCTCCGGGTATGTACCAGTTACCGGAAGAGTGTTTTGCATATTCGATAAGCGATGCGCCGAAATCAACTGCGATAAAACCGGTATACGGAGAAACCGGGCTATTCCTAAGTAAATAGCGTGTATCTTCGTTCCACTCGACATAATCCGCTCCTGCCACCTCGATGATCTGCTCGCGCAGATCGCGCAGCGAAGCGTCGAACAACGGCTGGAAGTTGTCGATGTTGCCCCACACGAGTGTGATGTTGATCGTGTCGGTTACGTCCGTAACCATCGCATACCCCCGCGTGAAGACCGGAAAGCCGCCGAGGTAGTACGCTGCCGAATGCTTCCCGTATACCGCCGAATCGTCCAAGATGTCGATGCGGTCGATCAGACCGAAGGCCTTGCGGTTGCGGGGCGTCAGCGGCAGATTGATCTCCGCGCTGCGGTTGCTCTGGATCACGTCGAGATCGTTGAAGACCGGCGACTGGAAGATCAGCGACGGAGTATCTTCCAGATCGCACAACTGACCGTTTATGTAGAGTTCCTTCGTCATAGCGTCAAGTGCTTTATCGAAAGTTCTACCACGCAGTCCTGCATGCAGGCATTCGTCCGCGAGATGTCGCCGTCTTCGACATAGGCGTCGATCCACACCTTCCGCCGGGCGTCGTACAGCTGCACCTCCCGTCCGGAGAGAATCGATGCGCACAGGTCGAACAGTTCACGGTCGACCAGTCCGCTATGGAGCGTATGGGTCGTGGTCGCCGTGATCGTGCGGTGGCGTTCGGGTGTCAGTTTCTCGGAGAGCGTTTCGAAGGTCTCGTCTTCGGATACGTCGTCGACGCGCTCGGTCGGATGCCAGAGAAAGTAACGCATCAATCCCGTTGCATCGCGCCAGCGCACGAACGATCCGCTGTCGCAAGGATTCACCACGACCGTCAGACGCGCGCTCTTCACGGCGCCGGTCGTGCCGCCCGTCGAGACGATCAACTGCCGCTCGCCGCCTCCGAATTCGCGGAAGAAGGTCATCGGAAGGGAGAACACGGGATCGACACGCGAATAGACCTCCCGCCGGCCGCTGTCGGCATCGGTGAAAGCGAAGTCCTGCATGGCGCCCGTATAGGAGTTGACGAGGATCTGCTCGCTGTAATCGAACGCCGGAAAGACCACGATCTTCGACGGCTGGGGCCAGCTGATCGGGGTATCGGCCTGCGCATTGTTCGTCATCGCGCGCGCCGACGCCCCTTTGAGCAGATAGAGCGGCGACGAGGCAATCGCCCGCCCGTCTACTTTGAGGCTGATCGTCGTTTGCGCATTCCCGTCCTGTGCGATGATTTCGAACAGATCGTCCATCGGGAATACGGCCGAACCGTTGATGATCGAACGCACCAACGTATAGCCGCCGACTTTGACAACGGCCGCATTGTATGTCGGCACTTCGCTGACTCCGACCGTATTGTAGTTTCTCGCCAGCGAAATGGCGGGTGTTAATCTATATTTAGGCATAATCACTGATTGTTTCATTCAACATCGTAAACACGCTGCGGTCGAGCTGCTCGGAGAGTTGCCGGTCGATGTCGTCCACGGCCGGCTGCAACAGGTCGAACAGGATCTCCGTACCGCCGCCCTCGCGGTAGAGCACCGTGCCCTTGCTCCATACGTTCGCCGCCACGGCGTAGGCGTCGATCTCCTCGATGCCGTAGAGCCCCTCTTTGGCCTGCGCCCATCGTTCGATCGCAAGGAGAAAGGCATCGAAGGAGGCGTATTGCGCCTGCACATCGCCCGCAGAATACCCCTCATCGACGCCGGCGATCCCCTGCCGGCCGACGAACGCCGCTTCGAAACCGTCGTCGTTCTGTTCGACCTGCGTTTGGAGCGATGCCGCCGTCGCGCCCGTGGCCCACTCCGGCACGCCGAGGCTGTTGACCCGCTTTCCGCTGCTGCCCGTCTTCGTTTGCAGATTCGCCACGACCTGCGTGCGCAGCGTATCGAACCGCGCTTCGCACACCTCGATGAATCGCTGCGGATCGAAATAGCGCAGTATCTTGTCGATCCTATCCATTGTTGCAGGTCGAATAGGTCATCGTCGCCTCGCATTCGACTCCGCAGACCAGCTGATCGAATCGGGCGGCGAACGGGGTGATCTTCGTGACCTGCACCTCGACTCCCCGATCCCGCAATGCCTCGAAAAACTCCGCCGAGCGGTCGATCATCTCCTCGACGATCGGCATGACCTGCGTCGCGGTATCGGGTTCCGCTTCGCCGAGGTCGCCGCAGAAGAGGAACTTCGATGCGCGCTTGTAGACGCCATCGAGATCCGTCGGCGTGATCGTCTCGAAGAATTGCCGCACGACGACCGGATACTCCGTGATCGTTCCCAGGATGTAGTTCGTCTCTTTAAGGCGGGCATAGATATACGAACCGAAGCCGCACGCCCCGGCGGCCTTGTCGATATGGTCGTTCAGCGAGTTTATCTTCACTCCCACGATACGGCGGGCCGGCGGCGTCTGCCCGACGACCCTGTACTCGTATTCCTTGTTGTCGGTCATCTTCTTTTGATTTTAGAGGTTTGTATCCTGCTGAGATTGCGCTGCTCGATCACGTCGTTCGTCGTCGACTCGAAGGCTTCGTAGACGACGCTCCACTCCATGCCGTAGACCGACGCGGGCGATACGGCGCCGTTCATGATCTGCACGTACTTGCGCACCACGGCGGCGATGCCTCGGTCGGGGCGGTCGATCTGCGCCTGCCGCTCCTCGTCGGTCGGTTCGATTTTCAGATCGGCGAATCTCTTCGAGATGGCCGCGAGCGTGTCCATGCAGTGCAGAAAGTAGCGGTACGCACGGATGAACCGCAAATCCGCGACCTTCTCTTTCGGGATGCCGAGCATTTGCGACAACACGTTGACGAAGTAATCGGTGGAGCGGTTCGTCGCGTTCAGCACCGCCAGATCGCGCATCGTCATGTGTTTCGGATCGCGGGCCGCAATACGCCTGTCCGGCAGCCACCGCCGATGCAGTACGCAGCATTCCGGTTCCGCCCGTCTCCTGATCTCTTCTGCAAACCTACGGCTTTCGAGGTTGAACAATGCCGCCCTGCCGATGATGATGTCCCGAACGGTGTCGGTCGATTTGACGATCATAATCCGAATAAGTTTGCGGGTTCGAAAATTGCCGAACAATAGTCCGGCACGGCCCCCAGTTCGACGAGCTTCGGCCGCAGAGCGCAGCATTGGCGCACCATATCGTTCCAAACCTCTACGGCGCGGATGCGCGGACTCGCTTCGTCCGAATATTCCCCACGCTGCACCTTCTCGCCGGCCGGTGTGCCGACCGTAGTATGCGTGCGCATCCAGTAGAAATAGACATAGTTCGCAATGGGCGAGGTCTTGGTCGCCTCGTTTCTGAGCAGCGCAACGATCTGCGGATTCTCCTCCGCCGTCGCCGCCAGTGCCTCACCCAGCAGATTGCGGAGAAATATCGGCTCGTAAATGGCGATGTAGGAGTTCGCCGAATCGATGAGTGTCTGAGCGAGCGCCGTCGGCTTGTCGTCCTTCCGATTGGCGATGCCGGAGATGTAGATCGGATCCTTCTCGAAATAGGTGTTGTCGATAATCATGGGAAATGTATTTAGCGGACGCAGGGGCGATCAAACCCCTGCGTCCTGAAATTACTTCACCGTTTCTCGGTGGCGCGGCCCAACTTGATGAGCGTCTTGGCATGTACGGGATGCACCTTATAGGCTTTGTCCTTCTCCAGCGTATTGCCGGGGCCGCCGGTTCCGTAGACCGTCACGCGATCGTTGAAGTCCACATTGGTCTTTTCTTCTTTCGTTGCCATATTCTTTTTCGTTTAACATGTTTGACTTAGGCTGCCACCTTCAAAGACTAGGCTGCCGGTTTCTGCAAGGCGGCGATAATGGTCGCAAACTCGCCTTTGACGAACGCCCCCTGATCGACCGATGCGAAGTACGAGTGCAGACGCTCCTCGCAGATGACCGTGAAGAGATTCTTCTGGAAGTCGTCGTCGACCCACCCGAATTCGACGCGAATGCCTTTGTACGGGCGAACGTTCCATTTGCTCGTATCGGCAACGAGGAAATCGCCGGCCTTGACGTAGGTCGATTCCACGATCTCCACCCCGCGGATGAGCCGGAACAGCTCGTCCGAGATGTAGTGACCCGTCGAATCCTTCGTCAGGTCGATGGAGGCCCGATCCGAAGGATTGAGCATCACCACATCGGGATAGAAGTTCAGGTTCCGCATCTGGAGGATCGCTGCGCGGATCGCATCGGCCTTGTTCGCCATTTCGACCGTCCCGTCGAGCGCGGTGGCCGTATAGGTGGCAGCAGCCGTAAAGATGCCTTTGAGATTCACGCCCGTGCCGTCACCGGTGAGCAGCTGTTTCGTGCGTTCCTGAACGAGCGACGTGCGCAGCATGTTGTCGATCTCCGACTGCATATAGTCGAAATCGTCGCGCATCTCGTAGGAGATTTTGGCCGATACGGCCACTTTCTTCGCCGTCGACGTCTCAGGGACATACGACCAGTCCATAGCGGGCTTCAAGACCCCCTCGGCGATGAATGCAGGAGCGCCGTTGCCGGGCTTGCGATCCACCCACGTGATATTGGGCGAGTTGGTCGAGCCCTTGAACAACCGTTCTACGACGCGCGTGTCTTCGCTCGGCGCGTAATGAATCGTGCGGTCTACTTCGGTGTTGAGCGCTGCAACCGCCGCGGTATTGGCCGCCACGGTGATCGTCGTAGCCGCCGCTTTGATCTCCAGTTCGAGCGCCGTATTGCGTTTCTCCGCGAAAGCGCGTTTCGCCTCGTCGCTCGAAAGGAACGCCTTGATCTGCTCGCGGATCGTGCGGCCCTTGCCGGCGCTGCCGCTCATCGAACGGCGAATCTCGCTCCCCTGCTCCTTGAGAGCCTTCTCGATCTCCTCGATCTTCTCGGCCGACACGCCCAGTTTCCCGAGCGACGATTTTACCGACTCGACGATCTCTTCCTCCGATTTGATCCCCTCGGCCAGCCTTTCGAGCTGGTCGTTGATGTGCTTGCCGAGCAATTCCATGCCCTTGCGATCCACATCCGAGAACTCTCCGCTGTCGGGCAGTTCGAATTTCTTGAATTTGAATGCCATGTTTTTCAGTTTTTGATTTGACCTAATTTTTCGAATACCGAACTGCGTGAAGTGAGTGGCGCGGGGGCCGGCTCGGCTTTGAACATCGACAGTATTCTGTTGTGTACTTTTTCGTATTCATCGGGCGCGGTCTCCCGTAATGCCTTGACATATCGTTCCATGTCGTCCAAGGCTTTCATGTCGCCGATATACTCCGTGTGCTCGTTGGCGCCGAAGGTGACGACCGAAATCTCGTGCAGAATAATCTCCTTCACGATCAGGCAGTCGAGGTCGGGATCGTAATCGCATTTGTCCCATACATACCGATAGCCTATCGAGAACTGGTTGAGCACCCCTTCGTGCATCTGCACCCATGCGCGGCGAGCGTCCGGCACGGCATCGGAATCCGAGAGCTGCACCGTGGCGTATCCGCCGTCGTCCTTCTCCTCGATCGACAGGATGCGGCCGATCGGGTTCTTCGTCTCGTGCTGCCACAGGAATTGTATCTTCCGGTTCGTCGCAGACGCCGGCCCGCGCTCCTGAATACTCTTGCTGATGCAGCCCTTCATCAGCATGTCGCCGTCCGAATCGACCGTTCCGAACGAACAGAACTTCACGAGGATGATGTGTTTCTCCTCGTCCACGACATCGGCCTTCAATATCGGCGCTTGCTTGAAAGCCCCGCCGCGGCTCATGACTTTTTTATACAGTAGTTTGTTCATTATTCCAGAATGTTTGCAATGATGTTTTTCCCCTGTTGCTCGGTAATGAGACCGGAGGCGATCGCGTTGCTGGCAGCCGTCACGGCCGCCGTCAGCGAGTCGGCATACAGCCGCTTCGCTTCCTGGAAGATCGACAGGTGATCGAAATAGGGAACGATGCGGAATCCGTCGAACCCGTGCGCCGCGTTCAATACCTCCGATATTTGCTCTGCATCCGGTTTGATCGCATCGTTGTACAATTTGACCTCGGCCGCCGTAAGATTCGCATAGGTCGTACCTTCGGTGTCGATCAGTACATACGGCACTTGATAGGCATCGGCGATCTCCTTCTTGGCATTGCGCTGCACCTCCGTGAGATTCATGTCCTTCATGTTGGCCGAAATCTGCACGAAAGCAGCCTTCAATCCGGTCACGATGTACTTATATTGGCCCTTCATCACGCCGTATCGCCGCAGGGCCGCTTGTGCCTGCTCCCGATCCTCCTTGTTCTCCGGCAACACGGATGTCCGGAAATCCTCGCTATTCAACGAGATGATACCCAATGCCCCTCTGTTGATGATGAGTTCGTTCTGCGCCTCGAATGACGACACGAAAGGATTGACGGCGTTCTGCAAGGCTGACAGACGCGACTGCGATGCTCCGAAGATATTCGGATTATAGGCCGAATCCCGCACGACGAACATTTGATCCCGATCGACACGAATTTGATAATCGTTGATCGAAAACATATAATAATCGATCTGCGGATCGGGCCGGAAACCGGTGAATTCGGAGGTCGTCACCTCCTGAACAAGCGGATTCGGAATCACGTAGAGTTCGTAGGCCGTGGGCACACCGACCGGCTCCCAGCGAAGAATATAGGCTTTTCCGTAAATATCCTTGAAGGCTTCGATCATCGCCGTGAAATCCTCGATCGTTTGAAAGTCATTCGGATGCTTCCACCTGTTCAGTTCCTCCGTGCGACCTGCGACCTGGCGAGCGTCATCCGACGGATCGACAGCCCACCAGCGGGCGTTGCGAATTGCCGCGGATTTCTTGGTCACGACCGAAAACAACGCGCTGCACCGTGCGTAAGAGATAGTCTGTCCGGCAACGGTGTCGCAGTTGATCGTACTACCGCTGCCCAATCCCATTGCCGAGAGAAAATCGCGCACAGAGACGAACCGCTGTTCCTCCGCTGTCGGAGTTCCGCACTCCGATTTCGTCGTCAAGTCCTGACTTTTACTTCGCCACTTCAAGCTGAATCTCATTGCACATAGCCTTTGATGCAAATGTAAGGGCGATAAAAGAGGGTTCTCCGAACTTTTCGCTGTTTTTTCATTTTCGGCGGTTGCAGACCCAATAGAGATACTCCATTACAGCGTATCGGGCCGCATCCCACAAGTGATTGAATTTGTCGATCGGCTGGTTGATCGTAATGCCGTTCACCGAATCCCACACATAGGAATTGGCCTCGGTTTGGAAATTACGGCTTCGGACGATATGGAGGCGGAACGATTTGACCATGTGAATTCCGTCCGTTACGGAACCGGCATATTTCTTCGCCTTCACCACGCTGAGCCCGCGCAGCAGCAGGCCGTCGACCATCGAGTCGGGATTTTTAGCGTATTTGTCCGCCGAGTCGGCGAATATGGGCATCCGCCCGACTGTCCCCTCTATCGCATCATAGAGCAAGGCCGAATCGGAGCAGGGGGCATAAAACTCTTCCTTCATGTATAGATCAAGCCCCCGAAGCCCCAGACGGACGAGTGTCGTAGGATCGTTCGTAAATCCGAAGTCGAGGCCGAACACGACCCTTTCCAGGTCGGCCGGAAATTCATCGATCCAGTCGATATTCGGATAGACAAGGCCCTCTTTCGCCGCACGGATTCCCAATCCATAGACTTTCCATCGCCACTCGTCGGCCGTGCCCGCAGCAATGTTCGCCGGTGTAGGTTCATAGGATTCGATCTCTCGTATAACCCCAGGCGGGCAGAACGGATTGTCTTTGTATGTCGTGTGCGTAAAATAGGTGTGCGGCTGCCCTTCCAGTTCAAAGGCCCAATGTTCGGTATATTTGGGATTCCAGTCGCCGATGACCATCGTCGTGCAGCGCATCGTGATATTTTTGTACTGCTGCTTCGAGATGTCGTCCAGCATCTCGTTGATGTAGATGATGTCGCAATCGTATCCTTCGCGGCTATCCATTCCGCCCAATCCGCGGAAATGGATCACGGAGTTGTTGATATAGTAGTCGGGATGTTGATTCTCGCTGCGCATCGCATCGGGATCGTAGACGCCGCGCAGGGTCAGTTTCTTGCGGAAATCGGCAAGGGTGATCTCCTTGCAGTCCTGCAACGTATTTCGATATACGAAGATATTGAGCGGGGATAGTGCGAGCGTACAGATGTCGTACAGAAAATCGAAGGCATCGTAGGTCTTCCCCGAACGGCTCGACCCTTCATTAAAAATCTTCAACACTGCATCCTGTTCCCTGTACTGCATGTACCGATACATGAGGTAACGATACACTTTCCCCCGATAGGTGCGGATGTCAGGCAGACGATGCATCGGCAGGCGGTGTTTTTTCGATCGACAACGCATCCTCCGCGTCTATTTGAATGACGACGGGAGCGACGGCAGGATTTTCTATCTTTCCGGATAGTTTCACCTTCTTCGGCGCTGCGTAACCCAACATGTCCATGATGCTGTCGAGACTCTTCTGCTTGTCGTAGCACTCGATCTTCACGAACTCCTCGACAATCTCATCGCCATTCGAAGCGATCCGTTTGACCTGTTTGGTATTGATCGACTTTATACATGCCTTCTCATCGTCCGTGAGCGACTCGAACTCTTTAAGCGACATCCAGCCGTTACGAATGCGGGTCGCATCCGAAAAGGCGATCTTCTGGTGCTCGCGGATGATCTGCAAGGCCGAGATGCCCGCAGCCTCGGCAAGGTGAGTTTTCAGATATTCGATCCTCGCTGCAATCTCGCTGTTTCGTAATAGCAGATAGGCATTATTCCATACCGTGTTATCGCTCATGTTCGAACATCTGTAAGCATAGCGATATGCCTCGGACGCATTACCGCATTCGAGGTACTTATTGCAAAACTTTTCCTGTTTGATCGTGAGCTTGCCCATATATGCAAAGATCGCCTATCGGGGAGACGATTCTTTCAACTTTTCGCTCTTTTTCATTGCCCGATATAGCGGGATTGCAGGTGCGCATGTAAATCGTGCCACTCTTCGATAAGTCGGGGATGCCGTTCGACAAATGCCTCCCACTCGATGCGGCGCAGATAGATCCGCCCGTTGCGGACGACTGTGCCGAGTGTCCGATCCACTCGAATCGATTTCCATATCCATCGTGTCGAAATGCCGTACTCGCCGGCTGCGGCCTGAATTGAGATAAAATGGTTCATTGTAACTCCCGAATTAATTACTACCTTTGTTCTTGGGTGAGGGGTGATTCTTCGGTATCACCTCTTTTTATATCAAACAGTTCACCTGTTCTACTTTCCGGAATATTACATCCGTCCCATCCTCTCGTTCGTACCAACGACAGTTGCCTGTCATCTCGTTGTAAGAGCAATTGCCAAAACGCGCACAATCCCGACATGCACATCCCTCTTTATTTCGATCATACCCTACAACCTCTACGGTCTCGCCTTCATACACGAACCGCTCGCCGACCGGACGGGAGTAACGTTTTTCATCTCTGGGTTTCATGGCTTCCCTACCTTTCGAGTTTCACCTCCTCGTCCATTCCGACGATACCCCGCCGGCGCAGGCGCTTGATAAAGTTCTTCATGTTCAATGCCTGCTCATAGTAACAGTCCTTTTCGACCTTGACACGCGATTTGCGGTCGCTCTCGACCTTCATGTTCTCAGGATTCAGCCACAAATCGGCCGACACCCCACTTCCGCTCTCGACGCTGTCCGCGTAACCGTATTGAATTTATAGAGGGTATGACCTGGCACCCGAACCAGTTGCCCGATCAGTTTGTATTCGTTCTGCTTTCGTTCGACGGCCTCAATCTGCGCTTTGGCGATCTTATCGTTCGTCACACCGTCATGTGGAGTCAAGATGTCCATCGTTCTATTCGTTTACAATAGTGTCGTTTGGATGAATTTTTCAGTGCGACGAGCCGCTGTTCGTGCATGTTTCGGATCGATCTCATACCCCACGAATCGGCGTCCCAGTTTGGCAGCCATTGCACACTCCGTTCCGCTTCCGGCGAAGGGTACCACCACGAGTGCACCGGGACGTGTCGTGACCTGAATCAGATAACTGGTGATCGCATCGCCTTTGACTGTGTCGTGCCCGTAGCGTTTCGATGCGCCGGAATCTTGCGGAAACTGCAATACGTCGGTCGACCGTTCGGGAAGATTGAACGGCCGCCGCAGCTCCTCGTAGTCCTTGCGTAGCTCCTCGTAGTCCTTGCGCAGCTCCTCGTAGTCCTTGCGTAGCTCCTCGTAGTCCTTGCGCAGCTCCTCGTAGTCTCGGCACAGATACTCGTAGTCCTTGCGCAGCTCCTCGTAGTCTCGGCACAGATACTCGCTGTTGGGCCGATCGCCGTTGAAGAGGTTGCGAAGACGTTCATAATTCTCTCGGGTCGGCAATTCCCATTGTGAGCCGCGCGTGAACCAATGTCCGGCCATGTGGGTATGCAGGGCATCGTTGACACGCTTCGGTGTGAAGCCTGCCCGTTCCATTTCCGAGATCATATAATCTACCAGAGGCTTCATGCACTGTGTCCGGCACATCCCCTGTTCGTATTCGAATACACGCAGCATTTTCCGAGCCTCACCTTCCCGAATCTCAGGCCTCGACTCATAAAGTATGAATCGTTCTGCATTCGGAATGAATTTACGCGATATTTCTGCGTTTTGCATTTTACCCCAACTGTTCGACTTATTCCATGTGCAGCTATTTAAAAACTGAAACATAGTGTCAAGGATCACCTGCGTATATGCGATTCGATTATCGGAGCCCCACCATATCAGTGTACCGTTGTCTTTCAATAAACGCCGGCACTCTTCACCCCAGCGGCGTACATCGTTCAGGTAATCGTCGAACGTCGGCCATACGAAGTCGAAATCGCCTTTGTACTGGAAATAGGGCGGGTCGGCGATAATCAAGTCGGCGCAATGATCGGGCAACCGATTTTTCATAAAATCGCAGTTGTATACGACATTTTCGGGGATTTCCGTCATAATTTTTTGGAATTAAGAATTTGTTGATTATGTTTGCATTGCATCTTTATGGCAGTCGTTGGACTGCAAGTCCTGCCTGCGGACAGGTCCACCCAAGCGAGCCTCTTCGTCGGATTGGGCACCTGCAATAAAGTCACATTCAGTTAACTTCATGTGACTGCCGTATTCTCTCGTCCCACCACGCCACACTTTTCGAGCATACTTTTTTGCCCTTTCCTTAATTCGAACTCATAAGCCACGACCCACGGATTTTGACCCCACGTTCCGCGGCCGGATACCTTGTCAATCAGCGAAGCGAAGGCTTCGCGGTGATCGTCAAAATAGAAGCCCTCTTCTCGGCGCATATCTTCAAAGTAAAAATTGCCAATTTGGGGCAAATACCGAATTCCCTCCCTAAGGCAATCAGCCTCCGAAATATCATACAACCGCTCGCACTTGATTCCGGTGATGCGGATTTGATGCGGCATCAACTCGGCCTTAACGAACATCTTATTTGACCAACTTGCCAGACGTTGATCTTCAAAGAGGCGCAATATGGCGGCGTTTGGTTCGAAACCACTGGCACACACGTCTCTATAACTCTGCGCCACAGCCACGACCTCGCCGACAAAGTAATACGGTTCGATATATTCCCACCCGTCATTCTCGGTATAGCCATATAAGCCAAATTCCATTTCTATACAAGGTTGCCAAAGTCGCAATTCCTCATATTTCGATTTGGGATCGGCTAACCGCCTCGTCATGGTCTTTCGACTCTCGATGACCGCCTTCGTCAAGCCGTAGCGGTCGTTGAACATAATCTTTTTCATCCTTTATAACTTTCGAATTCCACACTCTTGAAAATCGCCCGATGATTGCATCAGCGGGCCAACCGTTTTTGAGGACACGTTTTCATATGAATTCAAATTGTAGTTGTTTATTGCGATAACCTACACCCATACAAGCCAAGCCTATTTCGTTATTCGAGAATGTCGTTATCGGGTTTACGGTGCAAGGAAGCGACTGAAATCTACACCAGTCACCGTCGCAATGTTCACAATTAAAGCAAAGTTCCTCGGGAGTACTCCACCAGGCAATGCTTTCAAAACGACCGTGATCTCGGCTCAACTGTTTCCATGTTTCCCAGCGCGAACGGCGCATTTTATCGGACATATCTCCTTTATGCTCACCGAATAATTCACTCCACCTGATTCCCAATGTTACCATTTTCATAATTTCTCGTATTCATTTATCGTCTCGAAAATCTGCAACGCCACTGTTCATTCGCATAATCCGAAATAACTCATGCAGCTCGTGGCCGTGTCGTCGTCGAACAAACTGCCCGTCGCGTTCTGCCACTTGACATGACGCACGACATCGCGGATGTCAGGATACTTATTACCGCTGGCGATTGCATGGGCAGGAATTTTGTCAGGGCCGAAAAAGAAACTGCGCCGACCCTTGTTTTGCAACTCCTGTTCGAGCTGTGCGATGTAATCTATCCGTTCCGGCGATTGGCGGGATATATTGAGAATATCCCGTTGGTTAGCCATCACGCACGGCCAGCACCCGACACGCTTGTATCCCATCCGGTAGAGCGGGTTCGGCTCCAACCCGGCGGCGAGGATATAATCGATCACCTGCTGCGCCGACCAGTCGAAGACAGGCCGCAGAAGATCGTCGGCAAACTTTTCCCGAAACGCCCGGACCTCCTTGCCTCGGTAACTGCGCTTCCTTGGCTTACCGTTTTTGTCATAGCCATAAGGCTCTAAATAGTACTTGAAATACGTGCATTGCGCTGACATCTTGGCCCGCGCCGGGGATTCCGCGCCTCTGATGCCCTGAATCATCAACATATTGTCCTGAACCTCGTCCAGCACGTAATCGATCGTCGGTTTGATTTTGAGTTCTTCCGTGCAGAACCGCGCCCGCACCGAGGGCCAACGCTTTTTCTGCCGCGCAAGATCGACCATCCCGTCGTATTTCTTCGACTTCAATGTTACCAGGTCGAGGTGCAGCTTGTCGGCAATGCGGTGGATGTACTCGTAAGTCAGTGGGTGTTCCCAACCCGTATCGCAGAACACCGTCGTGAAATTATTGGTGATATGTTCGCGTGTCCAAAGCAACGCCGCAAGACTGTCTTTACCGCCTGAAAAGGATACGATGACTTTCATTTTTAATCAATTTAATAGAGAACCGTGCGTCATTGGTACTCCACCGCTGCTCTGCGATCGATGAAGAAATGAATACCCGGTGCACATTCGCTCCACCTGTTATCGTCGAAATCCGGAACTTCGACTGTGGCACCGACGGTGTAGACGAAGTTTTTGTCATTGTCGGAACGAACGGTATCCTCAGTTGCCCTGGTGCCGTCCATGTTCTGAATCTCCATGACGTATGCTTTATCGCAACGGCATTTGTGTCCCGTTGCCGAACTGCGCCGTGCATCTTCCGGAATTCGTAACTTTACGATATGCCCAGAGGCTTTTTTCCAACCGATGAAACTACCCTCGGTCGGACATGATAGATAACATCCCTTGGCATCGCGTAGGTTGGCACCGCGCAGGTCGGTACTGCGCAGGTCGGCGCCGTACAGGTTGGCACCGCGCAGGTCGGCATCGCACAGGTTGGCACCGCGCAGGTCGGCATTGCACAGGTCGGCATCGCGCAGGTTGGCATCGCACAGGTCGGATC